TGAATAAATAAAAAAGACGTGGTGTTGAATTTCATACTATTTCATGCCGATATGTTTTCTCATCTTGACCACCCACTTCGCCCTGCGTGACTGGAACAACGAGAAGGGTCGCAACCACGAGAAGACAGAGTATTACTAAAAGTCGCTTATCCACACTTCGACCAACCACACTCAGGACAGACCGGGCAACTACCGCCCATAAAGACCTGTCCGTTGCACTCAGGTTGATCGGGGTTCGGACACTGAACAAACTCTCCCATTAACCCTGCTCGCCCGGTAAAAACCGATCAAGAATAATACTAACTCGACCGCGCTTCAACGCAATGCCCATGAAAAATCCAAGCAGCAATGCGATCAGCGGTGGCGTTTCAGCCAAACCCGGAATCATTAGAGTAGTTCCTGAACGCGGCTGACCCCTTTCTCCGCGTTCTGACCGACAGCCCGGTAATGTTTCCACGCCACGACCGGATTAAGCGAGGAATACTCGTGGTGGGCATACACTTTGATGGTTCCGCCGCCACACTCAAACCAGAAAACGTGAACCTGATGAAAAGCAAGCGCGTCAGGGATAAGACTTGAGCGGGATTCTCGATAGCACATGGAACCCGCCTCGGTGCGAACCTTCCCGTTGATCTCCGTTTGCTTGAGTCCTGAGAGAATACACTGTAAGTATCCTTTTGACTCAAGTAGTTGAGCAAATTCGGACGAGGATTTGTCAAGCGTACTAACTATTTCGTCTTTCTTTGCTTTGTTAGTTAACGCGAAAGTGCTGTTCTTCCGAACGTACTGGTCAAAGCCACCAAGAACAACGCGCCGGGCGCGGTTCCAGATGGCATTTTCATCAGCACCGAGATACTGCTTACCGAGATAGTGATAGAGAAGCGTTACGACTACAGCCGAGACTACAGGAGCGAGAACTGCTCCTAATTCAATTGAAGAAATCATTTAATATGTTTATAGTTTGTAAATGTATGCAAGTGAGTAGAACCGTGGACGGTTTTCGTGGGCTTGGTCTCCACCAGCATCTTCTGTGGTGTCACCTATAGAACCTTCAAGACCTTCAAAGTCATCTGCGCCCGCTACTGGATGGCCCTTACGTTGGTAATGTCCAGGCGCAGCGTGTGTTCTTATCTGATGATCGTGACTCGGCATCTCATTCTCAGTAAGTGTATGTTCTTTCTCTCCACCCGTGTCACCAACAGAATACTCGTCACCAGCACCAGCGACAAATCGGTTACGAAGGTCTGGTGCGCCATTGTTTCCGTCACAAAGAGTCCACTCGTTTGGAACATTTGTGGTTGAACCAGACCACATTATAATGCTACCAGAAGGAACAGCATTTCTTTTAACCCAATTCTTCACTTCATTGAAAGTCGGAATCTTACGTTTTACCATTATGTGCCATCCTCAATGTATAGACCGTCGCCGTCCACGAATACCGCCTCGCCCTTCGTCATGTTTGGAACGTCACTTTTCGTCTCATAGACCGGGTTCTGAACACCAGCAAACAACCGAGCGTATCGGCTATCGTGAAGGTGGCCCGCGTCGGCAAACGCTCCTGCGTGTTCGCCGTCAACAGTGTCAGCATCAAATCCGTTGCCTGAACCTTCGCCGGTTGCGGTTACATTTGAAAGATCACCGAGTGCGACTGAAGTTGAGTTACCAAGTGTGACCGAATTGCCTGCAACAGTTACACTGGTGTTCTGCAACACACTCTGGTTGACATATCCATTGGTGGCATCCCAAATGGTAGTCGTGCCATCTTCCAAATCGTTACTTCCAAGATCAAGAATACCAGCAAGGGTGTCTCCGCCTTCGAGGAGGTAACGATTGTCGTGAAGGTGTCCCGAGTCAGCAAATGCCGAAGCGTGTTCACCATCAAGTGTGTCAGCGTCATCAGCATAATCTGCGTTTGGAACGTCTGCATTACTATTTACCCAATTCCGTGAAGCTGCTGTCGATCCATCGTTAAGCGTAAGAATACCATTCATTGTATCTCCGCTTTCTGTAATGTATCTGCTATCGTGAAGGTGTCCTGAATCAGCAAATGCAGAAGCGTGTTCGCCGTCAAGCGTATCAGAGTCACCACTAATATCAACTGTTAGTGATACTTCTGAATTGACTGCACTAACCGCTTCACTGTCTGCATATCGAGTGTGGTGAGCTGAAGCAGGAGAGTCAGTTAGATCGCTGTGAGAAACAGAAGTTGATCCTCCAAGAGAAATAGTGTTTCCTGCTACTGTAAATGAACTATTTTCCAACGCAGTTTGGTTAATATGCCCGACACTTGCATCCCAAATTGTTGTCGTCCCGTCTTTAAGATCGTTATTTGAAAGATTAAGGACTCCGGACATTGAATCGCCCGATTCCAGAAGGTATCGACTATCGTGAAGATGGCCTGAATCAGCAAATGCGCTTTCGTGTTTACCATCAACAGTGTCAGCGTCACCAGCGTTGTCAGCGTAATTAGCGTTTGGAACGTCCGCATTAGCATTTACCCAATTCCGTGAAGCTGCTGTTGATCCATCTGTTAAAGTCAGATTTCCAGTAAGTGTTCCTCCACTTTGTGAAAGATGATTTGAACTAACCCATGAGCGAGAAGCCGATATACTTCCATCGCTCAAAGTAAGAGTTCCGCTCATTGTTCCCCCACTTTTCTGTAAGTACCATGTGTCGTGATCGTGGCCGTCTAATGCAAATCTTGAGTCTGACTCAGTTTCAGTATAGTATCGACTATCGTGAATATGACCTGAATCAGCAAATGCAGAAGCGTGCTCACCATCGAGAAGGTCGGCGTCAAGTCCAGAGCCAGTACCATCATCTACGCCAATTGTAGCTGAACCACCAAGACTAATTGAGCCACCACCAGTTAGTTGATTTCCAGTGGTAACCGTTACTGATGTGTTTTGAAGATCACTATTTACAAGCGGAAATCGAGAAGTAAGTGCGTAATCTTCTGCAAGATCGCCTTTAGGAAGGGGGTAAGAACTAAGCGAGCTTGAAGGCCCCTCAAGAACAGCCTGAGAAACATGGCCATTGATTGTGTCCCAAATAACTGTTCCCGCATCTTCGAGATTGTTGGAGTCGAGATCGGCTGTTCCACTCATGCTAAGTGACCCAACATTCTGTGCCGAGTTACCGTCGAAGTTCAGTGCTCCTGTTAATGTATCACCGTCAGCAGTAAGAACGCGGTGCCAAGAAGAATTAGTTAAATCCCAAAACGATAGTGATTCGTTATCTGTATCGTGATATAAATGGGAAGGTTCTGGACTGGAAGGTTCTCCACCCGAAAGTCCATAGTCAGTTTCAATACGACTGTTTGTCAGAGGTATTAGGTGACTTCTAACATCTGTAATGAGGTTGTGTGTAACAAAATTATCCCAAGCATCGACAGGAGCCTCATTTTCTATGTAGGAGTAATTATCAGGAAATACCTGACCCGTTGATCCCCATGCTTTTAGATTTGTAGTGTAATCTGCCATTTTAATTTACAATTCCTGCATACGTTCCGCCAGTTTCTTTTGGATCATTGTTTGTATCTAATCCATCATATCCGTCATAAGTAGACCAGTCAGTAGTGTTATTATATGTAGATGGATTTACATACAAAAAAGTTCCACGAGTTTTAGTAAAAACAGAATATCCAGCAGCAATTAACTCATTAAGAATTGTATCAATTTCAGATGAGCTAAAATTTGTTTGTTTAAGAGATTTTCGAGGAATAAGCAAACTGACTGTTGCCGCCGCTTGTTCTTCTTGAAACTCAATTGACTCTTTTCTAATATTGAGAATCCGAGAAGCAGAATTAATCAGTTGACCAATTGTTCCTTCAGAGGTATTTAACTGATATTTTGCAAAGATACGAGCACGATAATGAGAAACAGATTCTCCTGTTTTATGGTTTAAACCAACTGCATCGGCGTGCTTGTCAAGTTGTTCAAGTGTTTCTGCTTCTTGAAGTATTGTAGCTCGACTAACATCCTCAATATCAGACTCAAGAATATCTATTTGATTTCCAATCGGTGTTAAGAATTTCCAGTTACCAGAACTTGAGTCGTTCTCCATGAACCCCGGAAAAGTATCAATAAGATACTCAACGTTGTTATCGTAACTATCGTCGGGTGGGCCTGTTTCAACAATCATATAATTTAGACCAATGTAGTTGACATAGTAATATGTTGATTTCCTGAAGTCGCCTCTATAATTGCTTGTTCAAAGTCTGCAATTGTAATGTTAGAGGTAGAAGTAGGGTTGCTGGCCTTCCCGATGTGAACAGTATTTATATCATAGACGCCTTTCACATCAAAAATGGCAGCTTTAAGTTTAGCATGAATAACATCTTCTCCAACCATCAACTGACCATCTTTTTCTGATCCATTTGTTTCTGTACCACCAATATATTCGACAATTTCGTTACGAACATATTCGTCACCTCTATATTCATCAGTTACTTGAATATCAATATCAACGTACACGTCAATTGTAGTTGATAATGAAAACCCAACAGGGTGTTCTTGATCGTTAGGAAGATTTGTGTAAATTTCTCCTTCGGCGGTTACATGATCTTTGGCCGTATCAAGAATGTCACCATTTTGTCCAGTTACAGAAATGTCACCAACAGCTTTGGTGTCCATCAGTGTTTGAGCAATTTCTTTGTGAGTATCGTCACCACCATCAGTTGCGGCAACAATTTCAAACGAATGAGGCGGAAGCCCGTTTCCTCGCCCATTACTTGCATCAGTGTCATTAATAAATATGGTTACATTATAGACGCCTTTAATCGAGCTTGTTTGGCTCACCAATGCCGGGCCTGAAGCCCGTGCTCCGTTTGCAAGCTCTTTTTCAGCACGGGAGCGGAGAGAGTTATCTTCTTCTCTGTCAATTCCATCAGATGTTCCATTTGGATTAGTAACCGATGCGCCGGGAAATGGAGAACCAGACGGGAAATTAACAATCGAGTTTGCACCAACATTAGAATCAGTTCCACCTTCAACAGCTCGAACTGAAACAGTCAAAGAAGTTGAACCAGCACTGAGAGTTTTTGACTCAGTAGTGAGAAATTCTATTGAATCAGAGGAATTGGTTGATACTTCTGTTCCTTTAGGAATAGTATGTTCAACAGTGTCAGCAGAACTAATACTTATCTGAACTTTTCCGGTTGCTTTTTGAGAACTCTTTCGAGGAACACCAATTAAAGCAGTTAAAAAATCAAGTGCTTTTCCGTTTGCGTGCTGTATTTGTGAAGAATCAAGAACAATTCCAATATTGTTTTGAACTTCAGCAAATCTCCGGGCAACTGGAAGATACATCAAACGAATTACAGCCGTTTCATCGTCGTTTATATCATCTCCGAGCACATCTTTTGCGTCAGTCATCATCGCGTCAAGAATGGCTGATTCGGTATCTGATATGTACCTTCCATTGATTATTTCACCCATTATTCACCAACCACAAATTCTGCTGTTCCTGTCTCATAGACAATTTGTAATTTAATTCCATCGTTAATCTCAGAATCTCTTGTTACTCGTTCGGCGGTTACTTTTTTAAGATTCTCAATATATCGGTTATTTTTTGCAACTCGTTCTGCCTGCAATTCTAATTTTTCAACCGCGTTGATCGCCGTAGTTGAACCAATCTTTTCGTAAAAGTACGCGGTGACCATTACTCGGATAGATTGTTCAATTTTCCGGCGACCAGTGACCGTTGCAAGATCATTGCGGTCGTCTAACTCTACGTCGAAATCCTCGTTCAGTAGAATATCCATAAATTTGGTCGCCGCTGTTCACTATAAACAATAGACATGGGTTTATGTAGGGTGTCGGGGTTATCATGTCATTTAAATCGGTTATCCCGGTACAACAGCACAACACAGCATATTATTAACGTTATACTGTGTTGCTGTTGCTGTTAACTACAAGAAGGTGGACGCACCCAACTACCACTACAGCTACCGCAACAGCATACGTTTAACAGTATAGTATCACAGTCAATTCTATGGCCGCTCGCTGCCGCTCTCTGCTACTTTCTGTGTGTTTGTAAGCCACGGCACAGAGCGGCGTTAAAACTCCATGAGAGAGCTTACAGAGAATCTACTTCTCCACATACAATCCGTCTCCCTTTACTGAAACAATTTGACCTTGAGGTAATTCTGGAACATTGCTAATGTCATTATAAGTATTGATTCCACCGTTGGTTTGAATTTCACCTGTTACCAACAAATCGCCGTATATTTTTGTGCTTGATAGTTGTGCCATTAGAGTAGTTCGCTAAATTCGTTTTTCGTGTGTACTGTGCCGTCTTCGGTTTGTTTGACTTGTTGCTTTTGCCGTGGATCGGTCATATTGTAGAGCGACGTGACTTCTTCGCTGGTGAGAGCGCGGTTGTAGATACGAACGTCTTGGATTTGCCCGTTGAAATCTTCATTACTATCGTAACTGATTGATCCAATAGCTAATTGGTTCTCGTAGCTTGTGTCGTAGTTTGAACGATCAACACCAGTGTCGTTCCGTACCCCGCCATTGTACGAATACAGTATATCGGAACCTTCAAAAATGATAGAAATATGATGCCACTCATTACTCCCAATAGTACCACCTGAGAGAATTTGTGTATCAGATCCCGTTGCAACCATAAGTTCACCAGTATTGTCTCTGCTCAGTTCGATGAAGAAGTCGTATCCACCGTTGTCTTGTCCAATTAATCCCTGACTACCGATAGTAACATCGTCAGAATTGAACCACAGGGAGATAGTCCTATTTTCTGATGTGTCATCCTGTGGGATAGACACAGGGGCTGTTATGTCTTCACCGCTAAACGCGTACGCACTCTGCCCCAACCCACCCGTAATACTCGCACCGTTGTTAGTTCCGTGATTACCATTGCACGAGTAGTCACGAACATCGCCGTCGAGTGGCCACCACCCAACGAGTGATTCTGGAGCCGGGCCGATCTCCGATATATCAGCCTCAATTGTCCCGTTGTTCTGGATGTTCATATCTCGTTTTTGGCTTGTCCGAGAGTCAAGACCGTTTACAAGATCGACTATATCCGGTTCTGATCCATCAACAATATCAATACGAGGATAGACGAAATACTGTCTTTCGCTTGTATCGGTGCTGTAGTAGAGGTAGTCCCTCATTTCTTGATTATTATTAGAACCCCACTTGTAGTCAGTACCGCCACTGAGTTGATTACCGTTCATATCATATACACCACTAATCCCACTTTGTCCTCCTGAATAACTATGCGGATGTAAAATACCAACAAGGAGATACCACGTATTGTTTGATGGGAGATTACCGCTGTGGAAATATGGGTTTCCATCTGTGTTGTTGTTCAAATCTAATGTATTGCCATCATTATCACACCCATGATAGTAGGAACCATTCATCGAAGTCCCGGTTCTTTTGACAAACACTGAAAATCTGAGTCTATTTGAGTTGTCTCCAGTGAAATCCATATTCCATCCACCATCTGCCCCACTGTTACTATCAGGACTACATTTCCAAGTTTTTACAGATTTTCCAAAGGGATCAGTGTATTTTACAATATCATTTTCGGAAGTAGAGCCATTTTGAGAAAACGAACCCTGAGATCCACTTGTTCCAAGATCCCACTCTGATATATCTGCATAATTTGTTGGTGGTTTACTTCCTAATAATTCGTGCCCGTGGAAGTTGCCACCAGAGTCGATAGAAGCTCGTTGTTGGTAGATTTCTTTTACTTCGTTTCCTGAGAGTGGTTCTGTATAAATACGAATATCACTCATAAATCCTGAAAAGTAAGCACTATCAGAATACCGCGTACCAATTCTAACAGAAGAAAAATCTAAAGAAACGCCACCTCCTGTGTCTTTTAATTTTCCGTTGATATATAGCTTTGATTCATTAGAATCTGATGTGAGAATAACATGATACCACTTATTTAAATTCATACCATCCCAATCAACTTGGTTTTCAAAGTTAATATCGTGTCCGTTGTAATTAGTAAGAAACCACCAGTTCCCATTTCCACGACCATCAAGTAAATATTGAGTGTTAGTGTTATCTTTTTTAAACCAAAGACAAATACTACCACTACCCGGATTTCCAAGATCGCCAACATCAATCCAGTCGTTAGACCCGTCAAATTCGTATGCACCAGAACCGATAGGCCCGCCGTCAATGTGGGTTGCTCCGTTTACTGTTCCATTGTTGGTTTGACCTGAACTATCTGTGATTGTATCATTACTTCGTGTTCCATTAACAAATGGAGTTGCGTGATCTTTTGTTTCGATTTGAAACCCGGATAATTCAAGCCATTGTTGATTTGTGCTGTATCCCCATTGAGATGAAGGAGTGTATTTTCCGCTTGGGCTATCACTTTCAGCTGTAACTTCTACAGTTTTTTCAAATCTGTGCCACTGCTCATCATCAACCATTGTGATTGAACCATACCCGCGTCCTTGCCAATCTCCGTCTTCATAGTTTATGAATCTTAGATTTGTTTTTGATGCACCGGATTTGAGCTTGTACCATCCAGAAAATGTAACTTTTTCTCCAACAGAAAGTGGATACGTGTCTGTACGACCATGTTGGCCGTGCCATTGGTCATCTTGGCCGGTTTTTTCTAATCTGACAACATTTTCAACTGGTGCAGTTGAATCTGTTTTTGTAATTGTGTTACTCGAATTATTCCCTCTCCAATCGTAATCTCCTTCTCCTTTACAACGGTTTATGGTAGGTTCAACAAATTGATTAAATTTGTAGTGAAGCACTTTCCCACGAGAAAGTTGAGTTATCTTCTTCTCGGAGATCGCGTGATCGTAGAGTCGAACGTCGTCAATCTTTCCGATAAAATTACCACCACTTACATCACCGTCGCCTTCGGTATTCCCGCCAATTACGAACGGGCGGGCTGTGGCAGAAGGACTAATATCACCCGTGTCTCGCAGTTCTCCGTCAATAAATAATTGAGACGAGTTAGAACCAACGTCGATAGTAAAAACTACATGATG